GTATAAGCCTGCCCTCTCGACTAAGGGTGGTTCTTTGACAGGTAGTGTGCAAATCAACGACACTGCAAACGTGATTAGTACAGCACCTGCTGCTAATAGCGACCACGGCTTATTCGTTGCTGACAAAAACGGTGCAATCAAGGGTGGGTTTGACTCCATTCAGCGTTCTTATGACAATGCAAAATGGACACAGCTCTTTTCAAAAGCCAGTGGAGGAACTATTGCTTCTCTTGGTGTTGTGGCTTATGAAGACGGCACAGGAGAAGTTATTACATATAATCCCCTCCTCCTCAATACCACCCAGTTAAAAGAGATCATTGACAACGGAAACAGAGTATTCATACTTAGTGGTGATCGCAGCAAACCGGGTTATACATTCCGGTTCTCCCCTGACACTGGTGAAGTATATATGGATGGCCGCGCGATACACGCGAAAGCTGACTCAGCTGTGCGAGCAGATACCGCAGGCAGTGCGGATTATGCGACTCAGGCAGGTGCATTACACATAGCTGGAGGTCCCGTCACTTTTAACTGGCTTGGTCAGGGTGACCAACCGGAATGGCTGTGGGGAGGTAATGAGGCTACCCGTCGTCAAATGTACGTCTACAACCCCGCTAACTTCAGTGTGAACTACGCCAACAGCGCAGGTAGTGCTCCAGCGAACGGAGGTACCTCGTGGGCTACAACTGTTACACCCAATGTATCTGTTGGCGATGCTAATCAAGCCGTTCCAGCCGGAGGTACATGGACTTATATCGTTTCTAGGAATGGGGCTGGTCGTATAGGCACAATCGCAGGCGGAACAGTTATTAACCAAGGCATGTGGCTAGCAATTAGAGTTGCATAGGAGAATATATGAATTACGGACAAATCATCCATCGTACATCTGATGATTCCTATGTCATCACGAAGAACGGTATGCCCTACCATGTCTGCTCCAACGTTAGGGAGTTCGAAGAAGAGTGGAAAGCCGTAAATGCCTATGCAAAGGCCCACCCTGAATGCGTGACTGAGGAGCAGCCCTACGTCCCACCAGTACCGACGTTTAAGGAAGCCAAGGCTGCCAAGCTATCTGAAATCAACAAGGCTGCTGACAAAATCATGGCTGCCCTTATATCAACCTACCCTGATCGTGAGATCAGCACGTTCGATAAGCAGGAAGCTGAGGCTCGTGCCTATATGGCTGACCCTACAGCTCCGACCCCGCTTCTTTCGGCACTGGCTAAAGCACGAGGCCTTTCTATGGATGAACTTGTAAAGCGGGTAATCGCTAAGGCCGACGCCTTTGCCGCAGCTTCTGGCTACATCATCGGTCAGAGGCAGGCTCTGGAAGACCAGCTTGACACATGTAAGACGCTGGAAGAAGTGCAGAGCATCGTCGTCATTATTTATCCGCCGGATGGTGTATAAGCATGACCTACGGAAAGCGAACCTTGATCGCTATCGATCAGCTCTTCAATGCACTCCTTGGCGGCTGGCCTGACGAAACCTTGTCCTCGCGTTGTTATCGTTGGGCGCGGGATGGAGTAAGAACATGGCCCTGCAAGTTCGTAGACGGGCTGTTCTTCTGGCAGAAGGAACACTGCAAGAGCAGTTACGAAAGTGAGAAGGAAGGGAGACAGTCCCCTCCAGAGTTGCGTCCGCTTAGTGCAGAACCTGCTGGTCAATAACGCTATGTAGAGGACATTATGAAACTAACATTCCAACAGTTTAGCGGGGTTGCTCCTCGTATAGCTCCACGGCTTTTACCCGCTACTCTTGCACAGGAAGCTCTCGACGTTAAGCTGTGGAGTGGAGAGCTTCGACCTCACTATGCTGATGAGATTCTTCAGTATATCCCGAGTAATATTCAATCTATCTATAGATATAAGTGGAAGAATAAGAAGTATAACTGGTTAGGCTGGGCTAAGAGTGTAAACGTAGCTAAAGGCCCTGTGTACGATGACGAAAATAATCGCATTTATGTAATGGTAAATGACGGGACAGCGTTTCTTGTAACAGACAGTTCTCTACTTGAAGATAGAGACTATCTAAACGGTTTAGAAAGCAAGGCTTATGCTGTAGCTATTCCTCAACCGGGACAGTCTGATATCTGGGTATCTGGTGGTACAGGTTCTGGCGACATTGAGTCTAGGTCATATGTCTATTGTTACGTTAGACAGTGGTCAGATGGCACTATAGATGTAGGTAAGTCTAGTGGCCCCTTGAAGAATCTCAACGATAAGTCACGTTATACTGTTGATGTTCGTCCCGGTCAAGTTGTAGACATGTCTATAGTTGACCCGATAGCTCATGCTAATGGTATCGGTGCTGGGATCAATAAGATCTATATCTACAGGTCTGAAGTTACTTCTGCTGGTCAAGCATTGTACAGTTATGTAGACCAGTTTGATGTTAATACAAATAGGGTTACGAATAATCCTGCTGCTGTTTGGGTATCTAATGGTAGTTACTACAAGTACTCTGACTCTAAACCAAACACTTCTCTAGGTGAGGCTTGTCCTTCTATTTATTGGGATGCTCCAGTAACTGGACTCAAAGGTCTTGTCTCTTTGCAGAATGGTTTGTTCGCAGCATACAAAGATTCTACTGTATACGTGTCCGACTGGAATGCTCCACATGCGTGGCCTTATGAACATAAAGTAACGATTGACTATCCTATTGTAGGTCTTGGTTCTTTTGGTAATACGATTGTCGTTTGTACTGAAGCAGCTCCTGTATTGATCGTTGTGCAAGACCCGACGAATCCTACAGTTAAGGCTGTTCAAGAGAACTGTCCTTGCGTATCTGCTGACTCTATCGTGAACACACGTAATGGTGTTATCTTTGCTAGTCAGAATGGCTTGGTGTTGATTAACAGTACGAGTCCTACCTGCATTACAGAGAAGCTCATTACTCAGGACGAATGGTTGCCTTTGCATCCTGAATCACTGAAAGGTGCTTTTCTAAACAATACTTATTATGGTTTCTTTACTAATCCTACAGACAAAGCAGCAGGTCTTATCTTCGACTTAGCTAGCTATACATATAGCACAGTGTACAACAGTATCGTTTCTTCAGGTTTGGTTTTTACCACACAGCCTGCAAAGGTTATCTACAACGATATTGAACAATCACAGCTGTATGTATGTTATCCTCTTGAGAACGGTACACAATATAGCTTGTGTTCCTTTGCTTCAGATTCTCGTATAAACAAATCTTTTAGATGGCGTTCAAAAGTTAATGTTAGCCCACAAGGTTTGTTTAATTTGAGCGCGGCCCGTGTCATGATGACATCCCAATCGTCTCAAAAAGAAAACGAGCATATCTGGGAAGGTAAGCTTACAGGTTCAAGTCTCGCGGCCCGTGTCATGGATGGTGAACCAATCAATGGTTGGTGTAAAACGAACGAGCTGGAACTAGCGGATGCTACAGTGTTTAACTATTATGTCGATGGCGAGCTTAAATATTCACGAGAAGTAAAAGACTCTAAACCTTTCCGTCTTCCTTCTGGTTTCAGAGGTGAGACTATTGAGGTGGAAGTTAAGTCGAATGCTTACATTCATTCAATTACTCTTGCTTCAAGTATGGGAGAACTCGTAGAAGGAGAAAGCAAGTAATGGCTACTGCAAAACAAGTACAGCTTTCTGATGTACCCTACACAGAAGACTGGAATACCTACGAGTATCTTGTGTCTGTCAACGCTGCTCTTGCCTCTTTGCAAAAGCAGGTTGATGCACTTAGTAATCGTATCGACAAAGAAGGTGTTATCACTGGTAAAATGGATAATGCTTGGTATGTGAAACTACCAGATGGTGTACTTATTCAAGGAGTACAAAATTTACTACCTTCAGGAAATCTAGGCATAGACGTAATTTGGCCTATAGAGTTTATAGACACAGATTATATTGCAGTATCTGATATTACAGGAAATGCTGCAGGTAAAGTAGTTTCTTCTTGGGTTTGGTCTAGGTCAAAAAGAAGTACACATATTAGTGTACGAGAACCCGGTGCTGCTCCTCCTACATCAAACTACATAGTTATGTGTATAGCTATTGGGAGGTGGAAGTAAATGAATAACTACGGATACTTCCCTACATATACTACAATGTTGCCTCTTTATCAAACGATACTAGGTAATTATGGTATAGGTGATAGTGGTACCCAAGATAGTAAACCTAGTCGTAACAAGTGGTATGATAATCAAAACCGTTTCTCTAACCAGCAGTCTTCTTCCGATAAGGAGAAAGCTAATAAAGGCACCACTCTAGGTAAAGAGTTTACCGGTGGTGATGGACGAGATGGTTTTGGTGGCGGTACTACTTCTTCTAGTAAGGGTAATGATGCTGGCCCCTCTAATAAGGGACATAGCTTTACTGACAAGCAAGCTATGGATGCTGCTATTAATGGTCTTAGTCAGATGGGCTTAGAGGCTGCAACTAAGACTGGGGTGGCTCTTGGTTTGAACGCACCTACTAATGTCGCTCTGAACTTTGGCCTATCTGGTTTTCCCAGTGGTCTTGCAAGCACTGTTGGTCAAGTAGCTGCTCAGTCCTTTGGTATGACTACAGGTACAACGTTGGGTGCTATGGCCTTGGGTACACTGGGTAGTATGCTTGGTGGCCCCATTGGCGGACTGCTTGGTGGGCTTATAGGCCCCACGATTGGTGGTTTGGTTGCGGACGCCTTGAACATACGTGACGAAGAAGTTACACGTGACGCTATGGAAGATTCCTTTGGTCCGATTACTGGCCGTCAGATTGGTGCAGCTTACACTAACAACATTGCTACACATAATATGGACATGGCCACAATCAATGACATGACTCTTGCTGAAGCTCTTAATGATGCCATCTCTGGTTCTAAGTCTTTGAGTCCTTCTCAGGTAGCTAATGCAACTGCTGCTGTAAACAACTCTATCGGTATGGCTAATCCTACTTCTTCTTGGGGTAGAGATATGGTTGGCCCTGTTGCTACTGCTTATGCTGGTGCTATGGCTAGCCTTGGTGACCTAGGAAAGGACACTGGGTCAGCTGCTGATGAAGCTAGCCCTGTGGGTGGCTTTGCAAGTACTGGTTCCTTTGGTGGTATTGGTACTGACCCAGGTGGCTATGGCACAGACGTTGGTGGTCCTATTGGTGGTGGTGCTATGTCACATGGTAAAGCTCAAGACAACTTCGGTGGTATTGGTCTTTCTGGTGTTGGTGGTGTGACAGGAGAAACTGCTGCTGATACAGCTGCCTCTACTTCTGCTGCTGAATCTGACACTGCTGGTGGCACAGCTACTGGTGGTACAAGTGAAGGTACTGACTCTGGTACTACTGGTGAAGGTGGTGCTAACGAAGGTAATGATGCCGGTAACGACTCTGGTGACAACGGTTCTACTGGCAACGATGGCGATTCCGGTGGTAGTGGCGGAGACGGTAACGCTGGTGGTTTTGGCAACGATGGCGGTGGAGGCAGTGGTGGCGACGGAGATAACAATGGTGGCCCCAATGGTGGTTCCGATAGCCAAGGCACCGGTGAAGGACAAGCTGGTGACGGCACTGGTTCTGGAGCCAACGGTCAGAACGATGGTGGCGATGATGGTGGCTGGTAAGCCAAACATACAAGGAAAATAAACAATGGGACTTTTTGATAACTGGTCTTGGGGTGATACATGGAGTGCTCTTGGTACTGTAGGTAATCTTGCAGCTACCGGGTACGACATTTACTCCGGCATTAAATCAGCAAACCAAGCGTCAAAGTATGCTGACCTTGCGTTTGGCTCTATCGAGAAACAGGACGAGTACGCTTCCGAAGCTTGGCAGAGACAGAAAGAAAAGTACTGGCCTCTTGAAGATTTGAATATTCAGTATAGTATGGAAGATCTTCAAACGCTTAGACCTCTAGGTCAAGCACAAGCACAGTACGCAGTAGACAGAGGTCTTGCTGACATCCAGCAACAGCGAGAACTTGATCCTCTTTATAGAGATACTGAGAAGTCTGTTATTCGTAAGCTCACTGAAGGTGAGGATGTCATTCGTGACAGGCTTATGAATCAAGCTACTGCTGACGTAGCTGCTGGTTATGCACAGCAACGTGAACAAGACACACGTTCTATGGGCATGGCTGGTATAAACGCTAGCTCTGGTGCCTTCTCTAACTACATGAATCGTATGGGTTCTCAGCAGGCTTTGTCTGAAGCTATGGCTAGAACACAGGCTTCTAGACAGGCAGAAGATCTTGCTCTGTCTCGTCAGTCACAGGCACTTAACTATCGTAAGGGTGCTTCTTTGCAAACGTATCAGGCTACTCCTTCAGTGAACAGCTCTTCTATTCTTTCTGGTCTTGG